CAAGACATAGAAACTGTTCGCAAAAACATTTCTAGTGTTATTGATATTGGTAAAGAAGCTATGGAAGAAATGCTTGAGATTGCAAAACAGTCTGAGCAACCAAGAGCATTTGAAGTTGTTTCTACATTAATGAAAACACTGCTTGACGCAAACAAAGACTTTGCTGACATTTCTACTAAGAAGAAGTTTGCTAAAGAAGAATTACTTGGGCCAAAAGAAGCAGCTCAAACAAACGTTACAAATAATAATTTAATTGTATCAACTGCAGATCTTTTAAAGATGCTGAAGGGTGATACTAATGGGTGACGGTTACTTAGGGAATTCACACCTTAAAAAGGTAGACCAAGAAATTGAGTGGACTCCTGAGCTTATCAAGGAGTACATTAAGTGCTCTGAAGATCCCATATATTTTGCTAAGACATATATTAAAATTGTGCACGTTGATAGAGGTTTGATACCTTTTGAAATGTATGATTATCAAAAAGAAATTGTTCAAAAAATTACAGACAACAGAAGATGTGCAGTTCTTACAGCTCGTCAGTCTGGTAAGACTACAACAGCGGTTGCTGTTATTTTACATTATATTTTGTTTAATGAATTTTCTACTGTAGCTATCCTTGCAAACAAAGGAGATGCCTCCAGAGAGGTTCTTGCCCGTATTAAGTTAGCCTATGAGGCACTACCAAAGTGGCTACAGCAGGGCATTACAGAGTGGAATAAGGGTAACATAGAACTAGAGAACGGTTGTAAAGTACTAGCTGGTACAACATCTTCATCTGCTATTCGTGGTAAATCTATTAACTTTCTATATCTCGATGAGGTCGCGTTCATTGAGGGATACGACGAATTCTTCGCCTCAGTATACCCAACTATTTCATCTGGTGAGTCTACAAAGCTTCTTATGACTTCAACACCTAATGGTTTGAACCATTTTTGGAAAACTTGCAAAGGTGCTGAAGAAGGAACAAACGGTTATCAATTCGTTAAAGTTATGTGGTATGATGTACCTGGTCGTGGTGAGAAATGGAAGAAAGAAACTCTTGAATCCCTTGATCATGATGAAGATAAATTTAACCAAGAATATTGCTGTGAATTCCTTGGCTCGTCAGGTACTCTGATTAGTGGTTCAAAACTTAAAGAGCTATATCCAGAACAACCTATTATGAAAAGCGAAGGTTTAATTCAATATGAAAGACCTGAAAAAAATAAACAGTATGTTCTTATTGCAGACGTTGCAAGAGGAAAAGGCTTAGACTATTCTACATTTAACGTTATTGATATTTCAGAAATGCCATATCGGCAGGTTGCAGTTTACAGAGATAACTTAATAGGTCCAGTAGATTTTGCAACAGTTATATATAGAGCCGGCATGATCTATAATCAAGCTGGTGTATTAGTAGAAATTAATGACATTGGCGGACAAGTGTCTGACATTTTGTTGTTAGATTACGGATACGAAAATTTGCTTTACACACAAAACTCTGGGCGCAGTGGTAAAGTTTTAAGCGGGGGATTCGGAAAAAATGTTGATAATGGTATTAGAACAACAAAACTCGTAAAGGGTACTGGGTGTTCTATGCTTAAAATGATTGTTGAACAAAATCAAATTTTAATACGCGATTATGAAACTATTCAAGAATTAAGCAGATTTTCTAGAAAGAAAGATTCATTTGAAGCAGAATCAGGATTCCATGATGACTTGGTAATGAATTTAGTATTATTTGCATGGATGGTGGAGCAACCGTACTTCAAAGATATGACTGACATAAATACATTAGTAAAACTCAGAGAAAAAACAGACGAGCAAATTGAAGAAGAAATGTTACCTTTTGGATTCGTAGACATTGGAGACGAATTTTATGAAGATGACGGACTAGTGTTGTAATGGCTCAACCAAATACAAATCAAGTAATTTATAAATAGAAACAGTTATATAAATTAATAAAAACGCGTTTCTAATTAAATAAAGGAGAAAAACATGGCTTTTTCCGTAAGTCCTTCCGTCATTGTTCGTGAAGTGGATGCGAGTCAAGCAGTACCAGGCGTTGCAACAGCTCCGGCGGCAATGGCCGGTATTTTCAAATGGGGTCCAGTTAATGACCCTATTTTGATTACATCAGAAAATGGTTTAGTAGATCGTTTTGGTAAACCAACTGATGCGAACTATGAGACGTTCTTTACAGCTGCAGACTATCTAGCATATGCAAATGCATTGTACGTGGTTCGCGCTGACGACGGCTCTGTGACCGCTTCAGGTACAACTGTTGTAACCGACGCTAATAACGTTGTTATCCCAGAAGATAGTACATATGCAGCATTTGATGCAAAATATCAGGGAGCTTTAGGTAACTCAATTGCAGTTTCTTGGGCAACAAATGACTCATTCCAAACACCTATCGTTGCAGTTGGTGACATCGATCTTAATGGTATTGCAAACACTGCGACTGAACAAGTAATTGAGTTTAACTCGACCGCTGTTTCTTTTGATATTGCAAATACTGCAAGTATTCCAACAATCTATGCTGGCGACGTACTTGTTGTTGGTAACGTTAATGTTGGATATCAAGAACTCGTTGTAGCAACTGCTTCTCTGACAGATATTGAAGAAACATTCGGCAGTGGTAATACTGCTGTAACAGTAACAACTGGTTATACACAAGCTATTACATTTACTAGCAGATACAGACTAGCAGAGACATCTTTACCTAAACTATCTGTTGTTAAAAAATGGCAACATAATGCATTGTTTGGTAAAGCTCCAATTGCTGGAAGCATTCACGTCGCTGTTATTGATAGCGACGGTGCTATTACAGGTACTCCGAATAATGTTCTCGAAGTTTTTGAAAACTTATCAACAACAGAAGGTTCTGTTAATCCTCAGGGTGCAACAAATTACTATGGAACGGTAATTGAAAATTCATCTTCTTGGATTCAAGTTGCAAATTCAACTGTAATTGGAACAGCAAACCAAACAACAAATCAGTATGAAACAATGAGTGGCGGTACTGATGCTACAACAGAAGCTACTGCAACACTAGGTGCATTAGCATTTGCTTGGGACGAACTAAAGAATACTAACGAAATTGATATTTCTTTTGTTCTTCAGGGTAAAGGTGATGATGCTGGTATCAGAGCTAACTATATTGTTTCAAACATCGCAGATTACAGAAGAGATTGTGTAGCATTCCTATCACCATCTAAAGAAGCTGTAGTTGACGAGCTAAAGACAAACTCTAAACTAGAAAATGCTATTGCATACCGTAATAAGATCCAAAACTCTTCTTACTGGTTTATGGATAGTGGCTATAAATATCGTTACGACAAGTACAATGACAAATATCGTTGGACTCCTCTAAACGGCGACATGGCAGGTCTTGCTTCAAGAGTAGATCCTTGGGAATCACCAGCTGGTTACAGAAAAGGTATTATCAAAAATATCGTTAAACTAGCATTCAACCCAAGCAAACCACAACGTGACCAACTATATGGTGCTGATGTTAACCCAGTTATGTCTCAGACAGGTAGAGGTATTGTTCTATTTGGTGATAAAACTGGTCTTGGTACTGCAAGTGCCTTCGATCGTATCAACGTTCGTAGATTGTTTGTTTCTGTTGAAAAAGCAATTGCAACTGCTGCTGAAGGGTTGTTATTTGAGTTTAACGATGATTTCACACAAACTCAATTTAAGAACATTGTTGATCCATTCCTTCGTGACATTCAAGGACGTCGTGGTATTATTGACTTTAGAGTTGTATCAGATTCTACAGTTAATACTCCTGAAGTTATTGATCAAAACAAATTCCGTGCGAGTATTTTCATTAAACCAGCACGTTCTATTAACGTCATTGAACTTACATTCGTGGCAACAAGAACAGGCGTAGAGTTTGACGAAATCGTCGGTCAGATCGCGTAATAAATATATTTAAAAGGAGAAAGACACATGGCATTTAACATCAACCAGTTCAAATCAGAGCTCGTCGGTGGCGGTGCACGTCCTACACTCTTCCAATGTCAGATCACCAACCCAATCAACAACGCTGCCGATATCAAGATTCCATTCATGGTAAGAGCAGCGGGAATTCCTGAGTCAACTGTGGGACAATATACTGTCCCATATTTTGGCCGTCAGGTAAAGTATGCTGGTGATAGAACATTCGCGGACTGGACTGTAACCGTAATCAACGACGAGGACTTCGCTGTCCGAAACGCAATGGAAGAGTGGATGAATTTCATTAACTCGCATGATTCAAATTCACGTGGTTTACCACAACAGTACAAATCGACTGGACAAATTACTCAGTTCAGTAAAGATGGATCAATACTACGTACTTATGTTTTTGAAGGTATGTTCCCAATTTCAGTTGATGGTATTCAAATGGATTGGAGCCAAACTGATTCTATTGAAGAATTTGGTATCACATTCCAATATGACTTGTGGAGAGTTGAAGGCAAAACTGGCATTCCAACTACATAAATATATAATGAGGATTTTTTAAGTGAAATTATTTGGATTTGAAATAAAGAGAGAAAGCGAAGAGGCTGAGAATATTCCAGTCTCTTTCGCTGAGCCTCAAAACGATGACGGTGCTATTACCGTCAGCAACGCTATGGGCGGCTTCTATAGTACTATTCTAGACTTAGAAGGTAACGCAAAGACAGAATCAGAACTTGTTACGAAATATCGCTCTCTTGCTATGCAGCCGGAGATTACCCAAGCTGTAGATGAAATTGTAAATGAAGCTATTAGCGTAGATTTAGACTATGATGTAGTCGAACTCGTATTAGACGATGTAGACCTGCCAGATAAAGTTAAAGATAAAGTTACAGAAGAATTTCAAGAAGTACTTTCTTTGCTAGATTTTTCTAGTAATGCTTATGACGTTTTTAGTAAGTTTTATGTAGATGGTAGAATTAATTACCACGTTATTATTGATCCTGAAAATCTTAAAGAAGGTATTCAGGAACTTAGATATGTAGATCCACGTAAGCTTAAACTTATCCGTGAGATGGAAAAGAAGACCTTAGATAAGCATTCAGGTGTTCCTCTTAAAAAGGTTAAAGCAGAATACTACATGTATTCTGAAAATGGTTTTGGCGCTGATAAAGGGTCATCAACAAGTGGATCTTCTGGATTTAAAATCGCAAAAGATTCTGTTGCTCGTGTAACATCGGGTGTTATGAGCGAAAATAACGCTCTTGTTCTTTCACATCTTCATGCTGCTATTAAACCAATCAACCAGTTAAGGATGCTTGAAGATGCTACAATCATTTATACTCTTACACGAGCTCCTGAGAGAAGAATCTTCTATATTGACGTTGGCAATTTACCTAAATCGAAAGCTGAGCAGTATCTAAGAGATATGATGACTCGTCATAAGAACAAGCTTCAGTATAATTCGTCTACTGGTGAAATTACTGATGCTCGTAAAATGATGACTATGACTGAAGATTTCTGGTTCCCACGCCGTGGTGGCGAAAGAACTACTGAAGTTGATACATTAGCAGGCGGTTCTGCTGCTGGTTTAACTGATGATACTAATCTTCAGTACTTCCAGCGTAAGCTATTTAAATCACTAAAGGTGCCTTTGTCTCGTCTAGAGCCAGAAACAATGTATTCTTTCGGCCGCGTTTCAGAAATTACACGCGACGAATTAAAATTTGGCAAGTTTATTAAACGTCTAAGAACACGTTTCTCGTCAATTTTTACACAGATTTTAGAAAAGCAGCTTGTTCTTAAGGGTATTATGACACCCGAAGAATTTGCTGAAATTAAAAACGACCTGCGTTATGATTTTATTCAAGATAACTATTTTGAAGAATTAAAAGAAACTGAAATCATGCGCGAAAGACTTTCAACTCTCCGCGAGGTTGAAGATCATATTGGTACATATTATTCTAAAGCTTGGGTCCGCAAAAACGTACTTCAGATGTCAGAAGACGAAGTTAAGGAAATGGATAAAGAGATTGCAAAGGAAAAGGCAGAAGAACCTGATGAAGAGCCAGAAGATATTGGTCAAGATCAACCAGGTCAGCAGCCTCCAATGCAACAAGATTCAAGAGTTGTTAATGGATAAATATAATCAAATTAAATTAAAACCCAGGAGATTCCAATGAAGTCCTTCAAGCAAATGATGGCAGAAGTTGCTCAGCCA